CAGGACCGCCAGGAGACCCGCAAGAAGCTGGAGATCGACCTGATCCCGCAGCTCGAAGAAGCCGTCGAGTCGTTCCGCCGGATCACGAACCCGAAAGGCCGACCGGGCAGGTCGACTGCTGAGTGGAAGTCGTCGCTGAACAACGGCTCCGAGCATCTGCTGTTCGGCAAGGGCAACTACATGCTGATCGAGACTCCGTCGCTCAAAGCAGGGCACGGTGGCACGATCGACCTGAAAGCTGCTGACGAGGTCAGGTTCGGTGTCGACGACCGCCTCGAAGCATCCGCCGGGCCCGCACAGATCACCCGCCGCTCGTCGCAGCTGTGGGTGGCGTCGACCGCTGGTGACGAACGCTCGTACTACATGTGGCCGAAGGTCATCGCCGGCCGCAACCGTGTCGAGCGCGACGACCGTGAGACCCGGGTGTGTTCGTTCGAGTGGTCGATTCCCGAAGACGCCGACCTGCACGACCCTGACGTCTGGTGGGAGTATCACCCGGCGGTCGGTCACACGATCGCCCTGGACGACATCCTCTCCGAGCTCCGCAAGGCTGAGGACTCACCGGACGAGTCGAAGGTCGACACGTTCCGTCAGGAGTACGCGAACCAGTGGGTGCGTCATCCGATCATCGGCGAGCAGCAACACGACCCGCCCATCGACCCCGAAATGTGGGCGGTGCAGTCTGCGCCGGCGCAGTCGGAGTTCCCGAAGCCGTGCACCATCGGGGTGTCGGTGTCGGAGGACGGTCGCACGTCGGCGGTCGCGGTGGCCTGGTGGAGCACCGATGACACCGGCACGATCGGGGTTGTCAAGATCCTCGATCACCGTCCCGGCACGTTCTGGCTTGAACGTGAACTCGAGGTGTACCGCGACGGACACGAGCCAGAGGTGTTCACGTACGACTCCGGCGGCCCGACGAACGCCGTCGCCGGAGCAATCGGCCGCGCTGCAGGATCAACGACGGTGGATCCGATCTCAGGTCGGGCGTACACGTCAGCGTGCTCAGGCTTCGTGACAGGGTTCGTCGAGCGTCGTTACCGGCACATGAACCAGGCGTGGCTGAACGATTCGATCGAGGGGATCACGAAGAAGCAGCGCGGCGAGTCGTGGCTGTGGGACATGCAGGCATCGATGTCCGACCCGACCCCGACGATCGCCGCCACCGTCGCACTGCGTGCGCTCGAGATGCACAAGCCCGGGGAACCAACTCGCCCCGTCTTCGCCGCCTGAGGAGGTCGCCCCATGCGTAGCCTCGTCACCGGCTTGCTCGAACTCTGCGGCGTCACCGCCGTCGTGATCGGGACCGCTCAGATCTCGTCCGCACTGGCATGGATCACCGCCGGCTCGCTCGCGCTGATCGCAGCGTGGAGGTCGAGCCAGTGATCCTGTTCAAGTCGGCCCCGAATCGGCCCGAATCCCGCTCAGACCGGTCCGACCCGAACAAGATCCCCGGCCCATTGGACATGCGCTCGGCGCTCTCCCCGGGCCGCTACGTCGCCCGCGAGTCCCTCGAGGTCGCCGCACTGGTCGCGTGTGTCGGGATGCGTGCAGGTGCCTTCGCTCAGCTGCCGCTGAAGGCGTACAGAGATCGTGACGGCTTCGGCGAGGTCGCGCCGTCGCAGCCGGAGTTGATGGTCGCCCCTTCGGCCGCGGTGGTGCCGTCGGTGTGGAAGACGCAGATGTCGATCTCGCGTGACATCTGGGGTTACGCCGCCGGCCACATCCGTGCCGTTGATGCTGCCGGCTACCCGTCGAAGGTCGACTGGCTCTGCCCCGGATCAGACATCCACGCTCACGAGCACGTCGACGGCATTGACTGGCGTATCGATCATCAACCGGTCGACGCCTCGATGATCGTGCACGTGCCGTCGCGGTGGGTGCTGCCTGGCCGCCCGCTCGGGATCTGCCCGCTCGAATACTCCGGCCTCGTCGACCTGGCCCGTCGTGCACAGTCGTTCGGCCGGGACTGGTTCGTCAACGGCGCCATGCCCTCAGCAATCCTGTACTCCGACAGTGAGATCTCGACCGACGAGGCAGATTCGCTGCTCGCCCGAATGTTGCAACGGTGGTCGCGACGTCAGCCCGCGGTGATCGGCTCAGGAATGAAATATGAGGCGGTGTCGGTGAAGGCCGACGAGTCTCAGTTCCTCGAGACGATGCGTCAGGTGTCCGCAGACATTGCGATCTCATTCAACCTGCCCCCAGAGCGGATCAACGCAGCGACGGGCAAGGGCAACGAGTACGCCAACATCTCGCAGAACCAGCAGCAGTACCTGCTCGACTCGATCAACCCCGATCTGGTCGTGATCCAAGAGGCCCTCGGGAAGCACACGCAGAGCGGGCAGTACCTGCGCTGGCAGACGGGTGCGTTCCTGCGCTCTGACCTCAAGACCCGCTACGAGTCCTACAAGCTCGGCCTCGAGGGTGAGTTCATCACCGTCGACGAGGTCCGAGCGTGGGAAGAGCTTGAGCCGATCGCACAGTCGCCGGTGACGCCGGGAGGGCCGCCGGCCCAGCCCGCCCGAGAGTTGTCCGAGATTGTCCAGAAGCTGTACCTGGGTGTCGACGTGGTGTTGACCGAAGAGGAAGCGCGCGACCTGCTGCGCTCCGCTGGCCTGCCGCTGACCCCGGGTCCGATGCCGCAAGGAGAGACCGCATGAGCAAGGTGATCGAACGCCGGTTGGCGTCAGGATCGATCGAGATCCGCAAGTCCCCGGACGGCAAGACCGTCGGTGTGCGCGGCTATGCCGCCGTGTTCGACTCCGAGTCGTACGGCGAAGTGATCCGCAAGTCGGCGTTCAATCGCACGATCGCCCAGCGCGACAACGTCCGTCTCCTCGTGAACCATGAGGGTGTGCCGTTGGCGTCGACGAAGTCGGGAACGATGACGATCGGTGTCGACGAGCGAGGCCAGTGGTTCGACGCACCGGCACTCGATCTAGCGAACCCGGACGTGCAGCGCCTGGTGTCGGCGATGGAGCGGGGCGACATTGACCAGTGCTCGTTCGCCGGCTACTTCAACGATGCCCCGGACGTCAACGGCCTGCGCGAGGTGCGCGAGGTGACCCTGGTGGACAACTCGATCGTCACCTACCCGTGGTACGAGGAGACCGAGGTCGGTCTCACTGGTGACCGGCAGGGCGACCTCGCCCTCGTCTGTCTGCGGTCGTTGAGCCCGGAGCAGCGCAGCGAGGTCCTCGCCCTGCTCGACGAGCGCAGCGACGCTGATGACGAGACACCGGATCCCGCCACGGAGCGAGAGTCCGATGATCCAGACCAGCGGGGAGAGCCGCTCGTCGATGAACAGATCGATGACAGCGAACCAGCCGAAAAGGCTGCGCCGTTGTCCATCTCCGAGGCTCGAGCACTGCTCGGTCTCCCTGCCACCTGACGGTGGCACCCACTGACGAACCCGGAGCCTGACCCGGAGCCGCCCTCGGGCGGTCACCACGCAGCGCCACCACGTCGTCTTCCCCACGAACCACCCCCAATTCGTCCGAGGAGGACACATCATGAGCAAGAAGCTCACCGATCTGCAGATCGCCAAGCGCGACGAGATCATCGCCCAGGGCCGCGACGTCATCGCCGCCGCCGAAGCCGAAGAGCGTGAACTCACTGACGACGAGGCTGCCATCGTGCGCGATGCCGCCGAGCGTTCGGCCGACATCACCGCCACCATCGAGGCGACCGCATCGGTCACCCGCACCCTCGACGACCTCGTCCCGGCCAAGCGCGCCGTCGGCGGTGCCGTCGTTCGGTCCGAGCCGCTCACCTACATGGAGCGCGGCGGCAAGCACTCGCACGTCCGTGACACCGCAACGGTGGCGCTCAACTTGGCCGGCGCTTCGCAGGCCCGTGAGCGTCTCGAGCGGCACGCCGCCGAGATCGCCGTCGAACTCCGCGCCGGTGACACCGGTGACACCGCTGGTGGCACGTTCGTGCCGCCGCTGTGGGTGCTCGACGAGTTCGTGGGCACGCAGCGTGCCGGTCGTGCGACCGCCGACCTGGCCCGCCAGATGTCGCTCCCGATGGGGACCGATGCGATCAGCATCCCGACGGTGACCACCGGGAACCTGACCGCCGTGCAGGCAACCGAGAACTCGGCAGCGACGACTCGCGACATGGTCACTGCGTCGACGACCGCCGAAGTGACCAC